AGCAGCAAGAATTTCAGTCATGATTTTGTACTCAGAGAAGTTTGATTGTTTTGACGCCTGCCTTAACAGCGTAAGACAGGAACCACAGGCTAATGACTACACCGAAACCCCACGAGAACGACTCAGTGATTGCGGCAGCATCCAGTGAAGCAGATGCAAAATAGTCATTAGATTCGACCAAAACGAAAACGCAATTTTCGGTTGTAGCGCTTACGACTTGACCAAATTCATTAAACGAAACGCATTGCATTAGGCAACGATGCCAACGCAAACGTTTCGATTCATGTTACGGGCATCAGGCTCGATACGAAGATCGAGCACGATGGGGAACGTGTATTTTGAAAAATTGGGAAGTGCAGAAGGATCGAGACCAATTTCCTGAGCATTAAGACCGTAGCCTGTAACCTGGCGATTTTGTTTTTGCACTGGTTGGACTGGTACCGCGTAGGTAAGTGTGCAAATGTCATATTCGGCGTTTGTTTTTACAGAAATACCGCGGGCGCGCTGAGCATTAAGGACTGTGACTTTCATTTTGAAACCCTTTGATGTTTTGGGTAAGAAGTGAGAGAACATTAAACGTACGCACGTACGATTGCAACAGAGAATATAAACAAAATGAAAGAAATAAATAAAAAAGAACGTACGCCAGTACGAGTAAACAGTCAACAACTTGAAATTATTAGACTTTTAACTGTGGAGGCAATAACAGTGGAACAGAAGCTAATGGAACCGGCCGATATTCTAGACCGCGTAATAGCTCTGGGAATTGACAATATAGAGAAGGAGCTAAAAGCGAAGGCAAAGGAACAGGCAAAGGCTCAGGGAGAGATTCGGCAGCCCTAGTGTCCCAAATGCCAACAAAATTATCACGGATGCCGGAGAGCTTCTCTCGACACTGGGAACGGCTTTGATCTTGTTTTTCGATTTCTTCAAGAATACCGCGAAGAAATTGCTCAGGGTCAGGATTAAGCTCCAAGTGAGCAAGCAGAGTTTTGGAGTATTGATGGCACAAATGGCCGAAGGAACGGTCATGGTCAGTCATTTTCCGAACCTTTCCAACAGTAACAGGTTGAATTTTATCCCCCGAAATCATCAGTACAAAGTCCCTAAGCAGCCTAGACGAACCAAAACACTCTTGAGCAGACAATTTAGACAAAGACATTTTACCAAGTAATTTTTCAGGCTTTATTTCAGCTTCAAACCTCAACCAATCTGGGTCGGCGCCTGAGTTACCAAGGCTAATTTGATGATGCCCTTTTTCGTAAAGACGAATGTAAACAGCGGATTTTCGTGAACCAATGTTAAGCGTACGACCAGTACCACCGGTAGACCAGTCACCCAAATGCTCAACTTTCATTTTTGGGTTAGAATTTTTGGCGTAATCCGTAAGCCATTCAGCAAGGGTCAGAAAAAGATCAGGACCTTCAATAAAATCCATAGCCACGTCGACACGACTACACGAGTGATAGGGGAAAACGGAGCGAACAAAAAGGCTACCGCGTGTAGAACGATCAGACGTACAGCGAAACATGCATTTATCATTTACACCGCCGTAATGAATAGTGCAAAAAGAAATTTCATGCGAAGGATGGGTTGTGTACAACTCAACACACGATTTATATGGTCGCTGAGGTGGATGATTGCGAACCTGAACGCCCATGTTTGACTCATCATGGAACCATTCTTTAGCAGCAGAAACGAGTGCCTCAGGCTCAACAGACAAACCGCACTGATACCAATCAAAAAAGGCATTTTCAAGAATACTGAAAGGATGAAATTCAGGTGGTTTTGGCTCAATTTGAGTTTGTACCCCCCCTATTAGAGAGAGGGGGGTTGCGACAGCCGGAAAAGGCTGAAAACAGAAAGGAACACGACTATACTGCATGTGAAGACCTCAAACCCCGTAGACGCGCCCACGTCCATAATCGGGGTTTTTTATTGCCTGAATTTTGTGTTTCCAGCTCCGCAGGCTTGCAGTGTGGAAACTGGAACACTCGGGAGAAGTTAAAGCCAGTCCACGGCTTCTTAGATTTTTACTATACGGTTTTTTGGAGTCTCACTGACGTGACAAAGATGCTTTGAAGGAAAAGGGTGTTTTAACTGCATTTTAATTTCGGCCCGCATAAAACTGATAGCAATATCAGAAGCGGAAAGTTGAGTATAAAGATCATTCTCAGGGTCACTTATTTCGAACCTGAGAGCATCACAAAGGGCAGATTCAGAGAAACCCGTAGCAAGAATGGCAAGATCAAACAGATAGCCAGGAAAACGGGCTGTGGTTCGTTTGCCGCGAAAGATTACGTTCAGACGACTAGGCATAATTAAACACTCCTTAAAATTTCAGCAGCAACAGACGGACAAGAGACATCGTGATAACCGTCAGAATCCAAAATGTAATAAAACGGAATATCTTGATACTGACCACAATGAACAACGAACTTGACAGAATAAGAGAGATTAAAAGTAGCTTTGCCGGACTTTGATTTTCTAGCCTTGGTCGTCAGATTGCGTAGTTGGGTAAACGATTGCGTCACTGTTTTCATGTAATTCTCCTTAGTTGATGAGTCATTATCGACTATTGGAGGGAGTGAATCAATAATGAATCAGAGAATTATCGTTTATTTTTACTTTTATTTTTGCAGGAACCCCCCGCAAGCGGGTACCCCCCTACAAAGAAATATCAGGTAACGGGAACGGCTTGCCGTGGAGAATCACAAGTTAGCCAATTCTCATAATTATCGTATTTTATCTTTATTAAACATGGAGTTAGGAACTCCATAGAGTATCCGGCCTGCTTCAACTCAGAATCAGTCATTCGGAAAACGCGCTGGCCGTTTTGACTTGCAGAGATGCTATAAAGTGTTTTTTTATCTGAATGAATGTACGCAGAGATATGCAAACCAAGGCCAGAGAAAGGATGTTTTGTCTTCACTGGCTCAGGAACAGGAACGACAATATCAGAAGCGATATCAGGTAAAGTTTCAGAAGAAGAAGGAACGGTGTCGGAAACATAGAGATAAGCCTCAGGAGAAGTTGAAACAACAGCCTCAGGAGAAGGCTGAGGAGAATCTTTAAAAAACATATCACCCGCAGTTAGAGCAATCGCAAGCAAGCCAACTGGAATAAGCAAACCGCCACCAATTACAGACCAATGCTTCCAAATCGGTTTAATATCAGACGCAGAAGCCTCAGAAATCGCAGAATTGTTCTTAGTGTGCGATTTGTAAAGCGGAAACCTTTTAGGGTTGTAAACACGCAAATTTTCATTAAGAACCTCACCGCGCAAACCGTCTTGCACTTTTCTGGTATAACGCTTATCAGAACCGAGTGCTGTAGCCTTACGAACTCGATAGACGACCTGAACCATATCCCGTATTGACTGGCTAATCTTGCCGTAAGCCTGAGTAATAAGAAGACAATCAGCGCCCTCATGGCGATGCTCAGCGAACCATTCTTCAATAGATCGAGGCGTCATTCCCTTAGGAAAAGGTTTATGGCATTCATCGATAACATAAAGCGGCCCAATACCACCATCACCACGCCAATCAGAACCATAATCATCAATCATTGAAAACGGTTTTGGATTTTCTATAGATGAATGGCGAAGCTCGATCAAATCTAGATCAACACCATAAGCGGCGAAAATCTCTACCTGCAACGGTAAATTGGTTATCACTTTTCGACCCTTCAACAAAGCAGGCAAAACGTGAAAAACGACCGCCTCATAACTTTTACCAGCACCTGGAGGCCCAAGCAGTAAATTAATCACGAGCCAAGCCTGACAAATGGAATAAGTTGGAGAGAAACGCGAATAACAATAGCCGCTATAATCATAGTCATGGCTTGACCGAGACCTATTAAACCCATGATGTTAGCGATATCAGGAGGAATAAAACTTAGATATTGAGAGAGGTCCATAGCACTAAAAAGGGAACCCAAACCATTCAAAAGAGTTCCGACCAAACCCATGATCAGCTCAAGAACGGCATAAAATAAATCTTTAAACATATCAAATACAGTAAGAACAAGAGCCTCACCCCAAGACAAAAAAGCATCCCATACACCACTAAACCACGATGTCAGCCATTCCATATTTTTTTAACCCCCAAAAATAAGTTTACGAACCATCATTACGGCAGTGAACAATATACAGAAACGTATAAAAGCCCAAACACCAGCAGGAAGATCAATTGTTTGAGTGCCGTAGTTACCCATAGAGCCAATATCGAAATTAATAGACCAGACGGGAGCAATTCCATTGTCAGGAAGGGATTTCAAAGGATTTAACATTGCAATGAATGGGCCGTTAGTTACGCCCTGAATGAAATTAGAGAATATCCCGGATATTCCATCGGGATAAAGAGGAACCCACCATGAGACGACCGTATCCCTAAACATCGTAGGAGCTTCAAGAGACAGTTCCGTTTGCGTTTCAGGAGGAGGAGCATCAGTTAAAGAATCAGCCAAAGCCTGTTCCTCAGCAGTAAGCTCATGCTCCGGAGATTCTTCTTTTAATAATTCGGAAAGCTTTGAATTAACCAAATCATCAATAGACGACTTCAGCTCAGGCCAGTCTTGATAGAGCTGATCAGTGTCGGAATTAGATGAAGAAATAGACGCAGGGTAGTCAGAAGTATCAGCAGAACCAGAAATAGAGGTATTACGAAGAACATAGGAAAGAATGCGGTTTTTGTCAGAAGCAGATAAATTGCTACTTAAAGTATTTTCAATAATAGACCAATCAGACGGAGAAAGATCAATAAATTGTTCTTCAGTTGAACCAGGAATTACTTGGCCGTATCCAACAAGAGTTTGGGTAGACTTGAGAGCGCCACTAGCTCTATAAATGCGACAATTAAAAACAAGAGGCGAAGAACTATGCTGATAAACGTCATAAGTTTCTCCAGGCCACGTAGAAGCAAGATTCTGACAGGCGCCTTGAGGAGTAGGGAACCTTGGAGAACCATTATTAAAATCATAACCGCCACTATGAATCTCGGAGCTAGTAACAATTTCAGTTTTTTTAATATCTAAAGTAGCCTGATCAATCAGATAACCTAAACCACCAATAGCACCAGCAATAGCCAAAGAAGGAAGACCGCCCTTTAAGCCTGTTTTGACGACATTGGTGAGAGAGGACTTAGACAAAACAGGAACTATTTGTTTGTAACTAGAAACGCCAGCAGAGGAAATCTTGGTAGTAATAGGAGTGGCAAAACCAGAGGTAGTATAGCGACCCGGGGAAACCGTAACAGCTTCCCATTGAACAGGAGACGAAAAAGCTTCAGAAGCAAAAGCCAAACAAGAAATAAGAAGAAAGCCGGAGAGGAAGTATTTCACAAAGAAGCCTCATAAAACAGGGAGCCGAAGCCCCCTAATGATTCCAGTTGCTCGCAACGAGGATGGCAGTAGCACCCCCGAGGCAAGCAATCAGAATATGGCAGAGGGCAAGAATTAAGCCCGTAGCCATTTATGCTTTCGAAACAGCACGTTTGCCGAGGCCAATAGCTTTAAAGGCCATAGCAACGCCGATGATCAGAACACCAGTAGCGCCAACGAAAGTTGCAACACCGGCCATGTCTACAGCAGCAAGAATTTCAGTCATGATTTTGTACTCAGAGAAGTTTGATTGTTTTGACGCCTGCCTTAACAGCGTAAGACAGGAACCACAGGCTAATGACTACACCGAAACCCCACGAGAACGACTCAGT